CCTTCTTCTTGACTGCCTAACTTCTTCTGAAGTTCTTCGTATCCTTTCTCTAAGTCTTGAACAGACTCATACTTACCAGCAAATTTAACTGGTTCTTGTCCTTGAGTTTCAGTAACAAGTGCTTCATCTTTAGTTGCTGTCTCCTGTTCAGGAGATAACGCACCTGTCTCTGGTTCGGAAATAGTAATTGCTTCTGGCATTGGGTGTGATGGGTAAAAGGTTGTTATCTAATAGTGATATGGTTCGGGCTATCTTTAATAACCTGTGGTTCTTTCTCTTTCTTTTTCTTAGCAGTAGGTTTCTCTGAAACTATTGGAGTTAGCTCTTTAGACTTCTGCCCCTCCTTCGACTGGGCCACTGGGGAGTCCTTGGGCTGCTGCCCCGAAATCGGGGACGGTGTTAGGGATGCTTCCTGCTGCTCCGTCTTCGGAGTTTCCTGAGAATTGAGGGCCATAAGGGGAACCTGGTTTAGTGTAGTTGTCTGCGACTTTAGCCATAGCTGATGACTTCATTGCTTCCATCATCTGCATCTCTTGCTGCTGTTGTTGCTGTTGAGCTTGTGCAGCAGCTTGTTCTTGCTGTAGTTGCTGACTTGTTTTGACTAAGTTTGTCGTATCTATTGAAGCACTAGCTGCCAATCTTCGCAGTGCTTCTTCGTAATTTACATACTGTTGTGCTATCTCTGGGCCTAGTACCTGCTGAGTAACAGACAAGAACTCAGTTAACTTATTCATATCATCACCTCTACCTATACCTTCAAGACCTGTTACTGCTCTTGGTTGTACTAAGGGTTCACCTGTCTCTTGGCTATTAGGGAACTCAGGTAGTTTGCCTTTCTTTTGTAACATGTAAATTAACCTGCGTACCAGTGGTAGCTGTAGTTCTTGAGTAAGTATTGAGTAGAAAGCTCCGATAGTTTGTTCAAGACTTTGTGCCATGTATCTTATTTCTTCTGCTGTAACTCTTTCCCCTGGTCGTTGTACTGCTTGGTTAAGTAGGAAAGCAAACTCTAATCTCGACTCTATCCTTTCGATCATGTTCATTGTGATCTGTAGATCAGCCTGCTTCTGGGCTTGAACGACAGTTACATCAGCAGCGTTACCTTGAACTATTGCACCATTGGCTGCTGATGACAGAGTTTTAGGTCGTGTTGTTCCGTTGGGATTCACAAGGAACAGAACCTTACTAGCTGCTGCTGCTGCTTCGATTGATGCTTGGTATAAAGATTCAAGTGCAGTCAAGTCGCCATAGTATTTTTCAACGTGACTTCTTCCGTACTCCTCTCCACTTTCTAATCGCTCATACCTCAATACGATCCAAGGACTTACATCCATTGGACACATGCCATATGTATTAGGAATCTCTTTGCCTTTACATTCCTGATACCAGCGAGTGATACCGTTCTCAGTCTTAACGCATGTATGTATCTTTACTGTCTTCTTGACTGGGCCTAGCTTTTCATCTTCTTTCTCCTGATCAGGGAGGAATCCATCTGGCAATGCTTCAGGATATACTTCTTCTTCTACTAAGATCTCAGTTACATGATCCATTGGATCACGAACGACACAATAGTTTTGTAAATGTATAGTCCTGATTCTGTCTTCTTGTACATAGAGAAGGACATTACCTGTAACTATTAACTGTTGAAATGCTTGAGCGAGTGATGCTCTTGCACTCATGGTTTCTAGCTCAGTCATCACAGCTTGCTCTACCTTGACTAAAGCTGTGTCGAGTTCTGTCTTAATCTCTGGTCCTTGCTCTTCTATTCTTAATGCAAGGCTATCAATCTCTAGCTTGAAGAAGGGAGTGTTAGGAGGAAAGAGAGTTAGGTTTAATTTGTTTTGTAAGTTACTAACACCCATTGCACCTGTTGATTGCCAAGGTGTCTTAAGTTTTCCATGATCTCCCATGTTGGAGTCAGGGCAGGAAGCAGGGTTAGTTACCTTTGCACAATCTCTAGCTCTTTGAAGGAAAGGATCACGATTAGTTTTTAGTTGATCGTACCTAGCAGCAAGGGTAGTACCTTTCTCTTTATCTTTAGCTCCTTTACCTGAAACTAAATCAATAGGGTCAATGCTTAAGTCCATAGCTAAACCATGTAAGTGTTCTTGGCGTTAAAAGAAGTCTTAGGTTTCTTACTTCTTGTATCTTTCTTTGATGGTGGGTTCACATATTTTTGTCTGCCAGTTCTTTTAATTTGTAAGGAATCAATAGCAGGTGCTGCTACTGCTGCTGTCTTTTCAGGCTTTGGTGGCGGTGCAGCTTCTGCTGTTTTCTTTTGTTCTTTATATCTACGTTGATTGTCTGCTCTACTTATTTCAAACTGTCGCTTCTGTTCTGCCATCTGCTCTTTTTGTAGAGCAAGGTTCTCTTGATGGCGTTCTTCCGCTTCTCTTTTAGCGTCTTCGTTAGAGCCACCTCCTCTACTACCACACATAACAAAAACTTCAGATACCTAATAATACCTGTTAATCAAATGATTAGCTTGATTTGCGTTTCTTGTCTCCAGTAACAATACCAAGTTGACTTACTGAACTTTGAGGTATTGATTTCTGATAAGTCTTAGCTCCTGCCCCTTGTGCTACAGGTCTTACTTGTTCTACGACTTGTTGTTGCTTTGCTGTCTTACTTCTTTGAGGTGGTTGAGCAAGTATTACTTTATTACCACCGCTACCACCTGGCCCTACATACTGAACAGGTTGGAAAGTATCTGCTGTAACTTCTGGTCTCCCTTGATCAATCATAAACTGATTGTAATGATCTGCTGGAATTCCTCCGTGACCGAAAGGGCTAGTCTGTCCTGGCCCAACGGTAGGTTGTAGGTATGGATTAAAAAATGCTGGATTGTTTATGTCAAAGGGTAGGTCTGGGTTGTAATTAGGATTTGCATTTACATCTGGGTCTTTAATTAATTCATTAGTAAGGGGATCGACACTAAATCCTATGTTCAAGCTTGAGAAATCATTAGCTGCTACTGCTGCTGCGTTGTCTGGATTCTCTACCCATTGGCTTTGAGTTAGCTTGTCATTATCTCCTGGCCCAAGACCAAACCGAGAAGCGTCTACATTTATAAAACCTTCTGGAAGATCACCTCCTGTTCCGTACGGGTTGAAAGGATTTCGACCCAACTGGTCAAAAGAATTTTCTGCTATATATTCTGCGGCAGGAGTGTTTGCAATTTCTCTGTATCCACCTATTGCTGTGGGGTCTGCTACACGAGTCCACTCTTCTCCTTGATAACCAGTCGTAGTTCCAAGAGCACCTTCGTCTATGTTAAGAAAAGCAGGTTGAATAATTTGTAAACCAGTTGTCGGATCTGTGCTGTAATTAATATCTATAGCTGTTCCATATCCAGAAGAACCATACATGTCAAAAGCAGTTCCCCCGTATGTGGCATTTATATTCTTAAGGGCAGTGTCACGGGCTAATGCTTCAGCCTCCTGAAAATTTTTATTACCTCCCGCCTCACTCATGTGATAAGCAATATCATTTCGCTCTTGCCATCCCCACCACTCACTACCTGCTTGACCTGTAAAAGTTCCTAGCTCTTGACCATAAAGTTGATTCAGATTATCTAGCCTTGCATCTAAAAAATTAGTATCTAGTTGAGTAGCCCAGTCATCAGGTCTTGTTCCTGGTGTGTAAATATTTTCAGGGTCAGTCCAATAAGCAGGTGCATTTCTTGCGTAATTTCTAGCTTCCGATGTGCCGCTAACTTCTTTTGTTACTTGTTGTATAGCCTCCTCTTCTGTTAGTCCTGACTCTAATGCTGCATCAAGACGATCACCTGACCACTGTAAAAAATCCGATCCTCCTGCTCTACCTAGCTGGCTGTCTGCTATAGATTGCAATTGTTGCTGGCGTTTTATTGCTGCTGCTCGTTCTTTCTCAACTCTATCTTTCGCTGCTTGCAAGTCCATTGCAGCAACCCACTCGGATTCACTTGCGTACTCAGTTTCTAAGTCAATAGCGAAAGGATTTGCTGTTGCCATTATCATTCGACGTTGTTCTGCTCATTATATACAGATCGCAACATCCTTACTAGCTCTACCTGTCCACCGTATCTCCATATCTCACGGTCATGTGCATCTATTGATGGACATTTATCAGGGTAGATCTCTTCTAGTTTCCTGATAAGAACCTCATCTATTGGAGGCCAAAGCTCTTCGTCGATCATGTGGTGGGTGGTTCCCAGAGGGATACTTCTTGCTTATGTAAATTGTACTCCCCGTGTCTCAAGATTCTAGTGAGTCGTGCTGAAAGTAATGCTGATTTGTATGTAAGTTTCCTCTTCTCGTATGCACCTATCACCTTGTCCCACATATCAGAAAGGGTTTCGGAATCTCCCAAA